AAGAACTTGAATTGTATCAAAATAGAGTAAAACAGTTTAAAACAATTTTATCTATGTTAGAAGAAAAGGACAAGCAAATAGAAAGATGCATAAAATTGTTAGTAACCAATGATATGCTACATGCAATAGAGTGTGAAAATAAAGATAAAATAATAGACGAAATGGCAAAGGTAATAAATGAAGCATATTTTGAAAGTGAAGATTTTGAAAAATGGTTTGAAAATAAAATTTGTAAAGTACAAATGTATGAAGATTATACATATTTAGAGAAAAATATAAAACGATATTTTGAAAATAAAGCAAAAGAATTATTAAATAAATAAAAGAGCATACTACACTTAAGAGGTGTAGTAAATGACAGATAAAGAGATAATAAAAAAATGGAAACAAGGATTAAGTAAAAATCAAATAGCAACAATGTACAAAAGACAATATAATCAAGAAATAAAAATAATAAGAAGTACAGTAAGACACAGGCACGATGGAAGGTTTATAACAAGTTATGAAGCATTAGCTTATGTTGAAAGAGTAATATATAAATATTTGAAAGGAAAAGCAAATGAAAATACCAAAAGTAATTAGTAAAAATGGACA